TTTACTTCTTCGTTCTTGAATCCTGCTAGTGCTATCTCTAGTCTGGACTCTACGTTGTTGACTTGGACAAGGTTGTAAGGAGGATAGTTACTTGTAGTTTCGTGTAGATTAAAAAACTTATCAAGGTAATCATCCATCCCAATACTGTTTCTTGTGATCCGATCCATTAGTTCTGGAAGATCGGCAGCACGATATCTTTGAATGTTCATTTTGGTTCTCCTTTAAAAGCGAGTGTTAAATTGTGGTCCCCGAAGGCGACACTACTATTTAACCACAACACCCAAAAATATCAAAGTCGGTTTTTACTCTTCTTCAGACGGTTTCTTCGCCATAAATCCTTGAGCAGCTAGTTTACCTACAGGATTTGAAATAGACAACATAGAAACTAAAGAATATCTTAGATGTCCTTCTGGATACCAAGCAGGATCATAACAAGCAGTATGAAAGATAGATCCTCTATATGCACTAATACAATTAAAGCGAGCAGGTATCACACCCAATTGGGTGTAACATTCATCACCCCGAAAATACTGCCAGTCATCAACTTCTCCAGTTGCTACTCTACCCTGATCCATTCTCTGTGTTATAACACGAGGATGTAACTTAGCAACTTTTTCATATAACCTAATATCATTAAACTCTTCTCCCTGAACATTAATACGAAAGAATGCTGTACCTTCTCTTTCATCCAAATCATCCGATAAGAATAAATTAAATGCCATATCAGATGGATCAACGTGAGGATAATAGTTACTATTAATAGACTTCATACCTTTCCAAAAGAGATTACAATAGCAAGAGAAGTCATACCAAGTTACTGTTTTACTAGTAATCTTAAATTTCTGAACTAAACCATTAAGATATTGCACATACTCTTTACACCACTCATTACAAATAGGCTGTTGTATACCAGGAGCACCAGTCTTAGTTGGTACAAGATCATTAGTACCAGTACAATAAGCAGCATTAATTAAAAAATCCCTAACATCATAAGGATTCATTAACACATCATCGCAAAGAAGATACTTAGTTTCTTTATATTTTGGATCAATATATTCTGTATACTCTTTTCTGTTAGGATTTAATTCAAATAAAGACTCCCGAATTTCAGGTGTTATTATTCTATTCTTAAAGGCATCAAGTGTTAGCATAATTAAGTTTCAGTTTTTTTCTTACCGATATTATACTTAGATTCTAAAATCCAATCTCCCTTTTCTTTAAAGGAAAGAACCTTAATCTGATTCAGAGGAGCTATAGTATCTATTTTATCCGTTGATATTATACTCAATAATCCCCAATCTGACAAGAGGGATGCAATTCTGTTACGACGTTGTACGTCATTGATACTAAGATTTGTTTGCTTACCATCCAATGCAAACAACTCTTTAAAATGAACTATGTAATACTTACCACGTTTGTGGAGGATATGGCAAGATTGATATATCTTCTTTTCCTTACGAGAAGCTACACCAATTCTGGTTAGTGTCTCTCTCACCTTAAGGAAATCATCTGGTTCCTTAAGAGCAACCTCGATCATCGATTGCTCTGTCCATTGTACAAATTCTTCGGTCATTTACTGCCACCAGTGTCAATAAGGGATCGGATCTCTTTCAACTGTGATGTAGTCAATACCTGTAATGCTTGTCGTGCTTTTTCATTACTATAACCATAGTATGTTTTTACTGCGTCAAGATCATCAAGTGCAGACTTCTTCATCCAAGGAGAGAATCTCTTCCTAGGTCTGAGGGTATTTATAAAGTAATCGTACTGTAAACGCTTTGGTAAGTGATGAGCTGCATTCATTTCATTTGCGTGCAGCACAGAATCTAACTGACCTGATAAACATTTATTGATTACGAAGGGAACATATCCCTTCGTATCTTCTTCATCCCAGATGTCCTTCTTGGATTGATTAATGCTGTAAAGATAATCGTTTAGTTTAGTCACCACTTACACCATCCCAGTATTCGTACCAAGGATGAACGTAATCTTTTCTTTCATCAAGTACCTCATTAATAAGTGCCTTCAATTCTATTTTAAGTTGTGGTTCGATCAATGTCAATGGTGTAGGATTAAATGGTGGGTAAATAGGCTCACCATTTTCGTCTCTAGGATAAATGTTATCTGTACAACCTTCGGTTGCTTCGCCACTCATACCTTGAGTGTCTATCTTTTCGGTCATTAGAAAGTTCTTACAGGTCCAAATACGGTACGACCAGAGATATTGAATCTATAGATTTGTGTCTTACCTGAAGTAAGTTGAACTACTACTTCATCACCTTGTAATACAGCACTTTGAACATCCACTCCAAAAGTCTGAATGACTCCTGCTCTAGTGTCAATGAGTTGTGCACGTCCACCACGTGCTCTTGCGACAATGTTTCCCATTACTTGTACCAATCTCCTGTACTGTTGTTGATAGTATAGTTAACCAATAGAAGTTCTTTACGCTTGTCTTGGTCGGCACCATATGACTGTGTTGACCTCATTGTGTAGGTTAGATCCCACTTCAACTTAGAAAACTTAGGATATAATTCTTCTATATCCTTAGATGCATTATAAGTAATCATCATATTACCTTCAAAAGCATCACAGAGAGAGGCCAACTTAGTATGCGAAAAAGTTTTATGTAAAGACCCCTTACTACCATAAAGATTATCTTTAATACTGTAAGGTGGATCTAGAAAATTAAACGCATCAGGATTTATTACCTGAGAATAATCCTCATTCTTGATGTTCCAATTCCTAATTGCCTGAGAGTACCACAGTAAACTATTTATCCCATTTACGGAGAAGTTAGATTGAGATGCTTGCTTAGAGAAAGAAGAGTTCTCACTCAGTCCAGAGAAGGAACATTTATTACAAATATAAAAGTTAATAGCAGTTTGGTATATGTCATCACTTCCTTTCAACCTTTCCTTGGCCTTATCAAATGCATCCTTATGTGCTTTTAATATATCTTCTTCGCTATCGTACGCAGATAAGTCTGTCTTAATTTTAAACAAGTGCTGTTGCATCTGAGGACCAACATCTCTTAACGCAGTCCAGAATGCATACACTGGGAAGTAAAGATCATTGATTGTAACTTTAAGGTTAGGACGTATCTTAGTCAAAGCAATGGCCATAGAACCACCACCTATAAAAGGTTCCACATAATAATCATACTTCTTAGGTACATACTCTAGCAGTACCTTAGTAGCACGTGACTTACCACCTGGATATCTAAGAGGTGTTTTAAACTTTTTCATAATATAGGAACAAAGATGTTTTGGCCAAAATGCTCAGGTCTAGGATCAACTAAAAGGTCATACGCTATACTAGCACGAATACCATCAAACTGTCCACTAACTACACGATGTTCTAATGAAGCGTCACCAAAATACATCTGACCTTGATTGTTTGGTATCATAGTACCATTTTTAAATTCAGTTGTACTAGCTTTATCACTGATATGAATGAATCCGTGATAATCAGCATAAGAATGATTATGCCATTCTAAAGACTTAACACCAAGTTCTTCCTTTCTATGTACATTAAGCCAAGCGTGTATCCATATAGGTGTTCCTAATTCCCCTTTAAGGTTTTCGTATACCTGTCTCCAAAACTTATAGTACTCTGGCAAAGGAGTGCTGAGAGTAATAAGATTGTAAGCATTCTTAGAAAGAGTAGAATCATAATCTAAATGAGGTGGAATTTGAGGTTTAACAACACCTTCCCAAAGTTTATAAACTCTAGCAGTTTCTTTAAGAAGTTCATTCCAATTACAATCTACTGAATAAAATTTCATCAATAAAACTCCCTAAGAGAACTTGTACTTCCTATACGTTTTTTTATAAGGTCACCATAGTCTTCGTGAAGTTCGCAACCCAAGTAGTATCTACCCAATTGCTTTGCTACCATAGCAGTGGTACCAGACCCCATAAAAGGATCTAGTATGGTATCGCCTTCTTCTGATCCTGCTTTAATACAAGGTTCAATTAACTCTGCTGGATATGTTGCAAAGTGTGCACCCTTATATGGTTTCTTATTTACTGACCATACACTACGCTTATTCCTCTTAGTGTATGATTTGGTTAAACCAGAATGAGGTTGCAATCCTGTACCAGGATTGTGATACTTACCATTAGTTCTATCACGTGTACCCCAGTCTTGCTTTACTGGTTCTTTAATCGCTTCATTATCATAGTAATATTTTTTATCTTTACTGAATAGAAAAATATATTCGTGTGCCTTAGTACATCTATCCCTAACTGACTCAGGCATTGGATTAGGCTTGTGCCATATAATATCCTGCCTTAGATACCATCCGTCGGCTCGCATTGCGAATGCGAACATCCAGGGGATTCCGATGAGGTCTTTTTCTTTAACTCCTTCGATTCTATTTCCTCTACGAGGACACATATCTGGTAAGTCCTGTCTAGTATTTGAGACTGTTTGTTTTGCCAGTCCTTGTCCTCTCCCAGGCCTGTAATTATAGTAACTATCCCCAATATTAACCCAACAAGTTCCATCATTTGTGAGCACATTTTTTACCTCTCGGAATACTTTAACCATTTCATCTACATATTCTTCTGGACTTTGTTCCAGACCTATTTGATTCTCCTCATCACCATAGTTTCTTAAACCATAGTAAGGTGGGGATGTTACACACATCCTTGCACTGTTAGGTAGGAAAGCACCTAAGGTCTCACGACAATCACCAAATAGAATAGTGTCTTTCATTAATCAGCAAAATCCATTTCTTTGTACTTCTCATAAAGATCATTACATTTCGGATCACTCTTACGACATTGCCACAATTTCTGTAGCATATACTTAAAGTCTCCAAAAGGAACACGGACAGATAATCCGTTAAATTCTGGTTCAGTCATTTGTTTTTCCTGATAGGTACATCAATTGTCCAAGAAGATGATTCTAATTTAACTAGATCAAAGTTCTTCTTAAACTCCTTCTCTCTTTCTTTCCGTTCCTTCTCCATTGTTAATTCAATGGTTTCAATAGTCCTCTCACCATAATGAGTTTCTTTTATATCCAAGTATTCTAAGATAGAATCATCTATCATATAGAATAATGCATCCCAAGTCAAAGTATCTCTTAACTTAGTTGCAATAAGATCAATATCATTCCCATCAAGATATTCGCCAGTGGATATCTTTTTTGAATAATCTTCACCTTGAGATAATAGTTTTGCTCTAATTTCTACCAACTTGTTGAGGTTGATAGTGATTTTCACATCATCATCGATCGATAAGTCCATTAAGATAATCCTCCTTTGTTTTTTCTAGATGACAGTCTGGACAAAGTAGTTGACATTTATCAACTTCTTCGTACAAAACTTCAATACTTGATGTCAATTTTGGTGCAATAGTAAATGATTTAGTTCTAGGATCTATGTGATCAAATTGAAGCCTTTTTGTTGTACCACATTCTACACATTTACCACCAAGTCTTTCAAGTAAATGTTGCCTTCGTTCTTTTCTAAGTTTCCTTTGATCTCCAACACGTGTTTCTTGGTGTTTCTCATAATTGGCTTTTCTTAATGCTTTACAATGTTCGGGATTTTCCTCTCGATATTGTTGGGCATATACTTTAATTTTTTCTTTGTTCCTTTGAGAATATTTGGCATTAGTTGCATCATATCTTTCTCTATTATTTTCAATCCATTTTCTATTCATCTCTTTAGATCTTCTACGATGTTCTGGGCTATTTGCCCAAAGATCTCTTTGCTTCTGTTTTTGTTCTTCTCTATAGACAGGATCATTTGCATAACGTTCACGTTGATTTGCATTCCAAATATCTTTATATTTTTCTCTAGTTTTTCTGGCAGTTTCTCTTTTCTTCTCTACATATCCAGGTTCATTAGCCCAACGATCTCTGGCTCTTTCATTTATCTTATCTTTTACTTTAGGATACCGTTTCCTGCGAGTAGCATTTCTACAATCTTTACATTGTTCTCTATATTTGTTTCTGTTTTTTTCAAAATGATACTCACTTAATGGTTTTTCAATACCACATTTTTTACAAATAATCATTTGAATTCACACTCCAACATAATCTGTGTCATACAAGCCAAGAGATTGATCTCTTGATCTGCTACGAAAGCAGACTTATACTGATACTCAGCAAGGATAAGAACCAACTGAGGTACAGTCCTACCAGTTAGATTAGCACTCAACCCTTCATAGATCTTACGAAAGATCATATTAGGATCGTTGTCAAGGTTCTCTACAACCCAACTACGAACAGTACTAAACTCTTTCTTTGACATTGCTTTAATAAGAGCAGAGATATCCAGTTCAGATATATCAACAAGGATACCACTGTCTACAGATCCACTAGCAGAGTGTCTCTGTAACTCATTAAGAGTACGTCTCCAGTCTGGATAATGTTTCTGTACTAACTTGACTAGTACCTTATCTTCAGCAGTGACTGAGTTCTCCTTAAGGATCTGTCTGATCCTCATAAAGAATTGTCCTTGTAGATCTAACTTATCTTCCTTCTTAATTACAAAATCAAATACAGAGCACCTAGACTGTAATGGTTGAATGATCTTGTTCTTGTAGTTACAAGTAAAGATAAACCTACAGTTGTTCTGATAGTCTTCGATGGCAGCACGTAACTGTGACTGAACGTCAGCAGTCATATTATCTGCTTCATCTATAATCACGCACTTGTGCTTTGACCCTGTAAGACTAATAGAGCTAGCAAAGTTTTTAACTCTTGTTCTAACTGTGTCAAGGTAGCGACCTTCATCAGAACCATTAATAACAATATTACTAACAGCCAACTCATCGCAAAGAGCACGAGCGATTGTCGTCTTGCCAACACCACTAGTTCCTGAGAGGAGGAGGTTAGGGAACTCTCCAGCGTCCACAAACTCCTGAAACGTTGTCTTAAGGTTTTCAGGTAAGATACAATCATTGATTTTGTTAGGTCGATATTCTTCGACCCATAAGAACTTCTTCATCTATGGCTCCAGTGCAATGTAATAACTCAAGTCAAGATCACTATGATTCCACTTGGATATTAATTTACTGGATACACTTACTTTGTAGTCTCCTTGGAAGAGTCGGAGATTTTCAACTTTGAAATCAAGTGCATAGTCACCGTCTGTGGATCCTTGTACAACTTGATCATAATGGTTCGATGTGTCGTCTTCTTTGTCACGTACCTTTAGAATAACGGTTTGCTCTTCACCACTAACAGTAAAGTCTGGTAGACCATATACAGCAGCAGCTCTGGTTAATGCACCAATCTGTTCTTCTGTAACTGAGAACTCAATGTTCCCACCTGGAAACTTGATCTCACGATCGGGTGCTGCTTTCATAGTGATTTCAGGATCACTAAAGTAGTACTTGACTCTACGTCCTTGACCTCCATCTTTAATCGTAACGTAGTTAGGATTATCGAAGTGTAGTACAGGATCATCAAACAACAGGAGACCAGCAATGAACTGGTTCAAGTCATAGATGGCAAAGTCAATAGGGAATGTCTCTTCTACCTTAGCAGATGCAAGAATGTTTTCTGCATTACTAATAGTCTTAAGAACGTTTCCAGTCTTCACAACAATGCTAGTGTTGATTGTGGCAAAGTTTTTTAAAATTGCTAGTGTCTGTTTTGACAGAGTAACTGCGGTCATTTGTCGTAATCAACTGAGAATGATGTAGTTCCATCATTGATAGCGAGGGCTCTTGCCGTCTTATCATTGAAATGGAGTAAGAGTACAGCATAGTGGATGATCTTAATGATGTCCTTACGTGCTGAACCCTTTCGATCGTAACGAGAAGCATACTTTAGAATGTTACTTCTACAGAATGCTTCTGCGTCACCTACCGAGTCGATGAGATCCAGTGTCTGAACCCCACCCTGACTATAATGTCCTCGGTAAGTATTACTAATGTAAGATTTGACCTCCTCTAGGAGCTCTTCTTCATTGTACTTCATATAGAAGGGAGTTTTCCATTAGTATATCAGACATTGCCTGATGTGGCAACCTCACTATACACTTCTACAGGATTGTCTTCGTCAGGAAGATCAACCTTGTCATCAACCTTACTGTAAAGGTCTAGGAATGCTTGCTTAGTCTCATCATCGAAACGATTCAAGCAAAGTTGCACTGCCTCCAAACGATCCTTAAAGATAGAGAATGCCTTGGTGATGTGCACAAGTCTACGTGTACTGATCACCTCATCGATACCACCATCATAGAATGTCTTTCTGATGATGTCTGCCCAGTCTGCAAGACGCTGAGTAAACTCTTTATCACTGCATACCTTGTCTAGGATCTTCTTCTCTATAGAAGGTGCTGGATACTCTTGCTCAAAGGTTAAAGCAAATCTCTCTAAGAATGCTTCGTTGAGTACATTAGTACCAATGAACCTACCGTCCTCAGATCCTTTACCCTTAGTGTTGGCAGTTGCGATAACATTAAATCCTACCGCAGGTCTGACCACTCTACCGATTTTTTTGAGGAACACGCCTTTCCCTTCAAGTATGGATTGGAGGCATAGGATTTTGTTACTAGCCAAGTCAATCTCATCGAGTAACAAGACTGCTCCTCGTTCGAGTGCTTCAATGACAGGTCCGTTATGCCAAACAGTTGACCCATTAACAAGGCGAAACCCACCAATAAGATCGTCTTCATCAGTTTCAATAGTAATGTTTACACGAACAAGTTCTCTTTTAAGTTGAGAACAAGCTTGTTCCACCCCAAACGTTTTACCATTACCAGAGAGTCCAGTAATGAATGTTGGGTAGAATGTACCAGACTTAATGATTTTCTTAAGTCGATTAAAATTACCAAACGATACAAAGTTTGGATCTGGATCTGGTACTAAATTAATTTGCTCTTGAGGAGTTGCAGGGATACCAGCAGGCTTACTATAGGTTTTCTCTAGTGCCTCTTTAACTGTTAGATCCCAAGTGCCACGCTTAACTTTAAAAGCATTTAACTTATTAGTAATGGCACGATAACCTACTCCAACCTTTCTAGCATACTTCTTAACTTCAGTAGCGGTAATGTGAGTACCAAACTGATCACGGAGATCGGAGATAACGGTCATAGTAAATCTTTGTGTGTATGTAACTATTATAGTGGAAGGAAGGGGTGTTGTGTACACCCCAAGGACAGTTTATCAACTGACCATATCCACGAAAGATGCGAGTATCTTTTTGTTGACACTCTTGTTTCCAAGAGACTTCTTGAAAGCAGTTCTGATCTTAGCTTTAGATGCTCCTTCATCAACCTCAAAGTCAGTATCAAGACTGAGAGACTTAGTGGACATCAAGTAGAATTCATCATAACCAAGTTTCTCTTTGATGATAAGAGACTTCTCTTTTCTAAATCTTGCCTTGATAGCATCTCTGTCGTATCCAGAGTACCCACAAGAATAAGAGGCGTTACGAATCCAATAACTAACATCTTTACTCTCAATAAGTCTAAAGCATACGAAATTACAGTCAGGATAAGATTCCTTAAGATCCTTAATATAGGTAGCAATACTATCCATATAATTATTCGCAAAACGAGGAAAAACACGTCCTGTCCTATTATTGCGTAGAGCCGAACGGTGTTCAACTGTTTTTTGACTGAGTTCGTTATCTTTTCCATAGAGTGCTCTTGTGTCACTGTTATAGGTACCTCCGTACGCTTCTCCATCTGATAGGAGAATAACATTTAATTTCTCAACACCATACTTCTTGCGGAAATAAGGTATAACACTATGTAGAGATACAATAGCATCAGATAGAGGTGTACCACCAAGATAACATCCTACAGGATATGAAAGTGCTCTAGAATACTCATATGGTTCTGCACTACCATAACCAGAAAAGAATGCTGATAAACGGAAGATATACTTTAACTGCAATTCAAAATCCTTTGCCTTACAATCAGTGGTAATAACATTAACTAGATTAAAGTTATGACCAAAAGCATATGTGTATGGTACACTACGATTCCATTCTACATCACTTTCAATATCAGTGTTTCTAGGTCTTGCCCACTCTGTAGTAAAGATGTAAGCATTAAATGGTATCTGTGCTTTCTTACAGAACCAAGCAATGTTCATTACTTGCTTACACATATCGTGACACACATCACTAATAGAACCTGACCAATCAATCAAAGCTATAAGACCGTGGTTCTTACCATCAGGTACAATACTTACTCTCTTAAAAATATCATCATTGTACTTGTAAGTGTGAAGCATTGCAGTGTCTAGGACTCCTGTCTTAGATGTTGTTGCTCTTGCATATGCAGCAGCAGACTTCTTACACTCAAACTCTTTAACAAGATAGTTAACTTCTCTTGCTGCTTCTTTACGATACTTGTTGAATGCTTTATCAGCAGATTCCATAGCATCAACCCAGATCTCTTTTGACTCATAATGCTCTCTACATCTTTCGGTATAAGTCTTGTTGTCAATAACAACCTTATCAATAGGTGCTTTTTTGATAGTAAAGAGATCAATCTCTTCATAACTCTTGGCCATAGAAGCAAGATCTTTTAACCTAGACTCCAATGATTCTAGAGTAGATAAATCTTCTGGTGCATCCGATCCATCAGTAGATCCAGTTTGAGGTAATTGATCTCCATCTTCATCAGATTCGTTACCTTCAGCAGGATCACCTTCTCCTACTTCAGATTGTGATTCTGTTTCTTCTTCACCGAAATCAGGTGAACTCTGTGGTTGCTGACTTATCTCTTCACCACCTGCACTCTCAGGACTCTCAGAAGGCATAGAATTCTTCTTAACTTGCTCTTCTTCCTTTCTATACTTCCAGAGTGCCTGTGCTGCTTTTACAGCGTCCTCAAAGGTTTCTACTTCTGCTATCTGATCTCTAATGATTGCTTCTGTTGGATTGAAGGGAATGTCTGTATAATTACCGATCTTAAAATGTAGATTGATACGATCGGCGAAACTAAATTCAGTAAGATCACGATCCCAAATAGAGAAAAAATCTTTTTCATTTAACTGTTTATACCCCTCGTAAAATGATTTACGTAAGCCTGGAAACTTACGCTTCATTAATTTCTCAATACGTACATCCTCTGTTATGTTTATATATCCTTGAGGAACACCCAATTCACTAAGATCTACATTTGGTGTGAATAATGCGTGACCTACTTCGTGTCCTACCAACAGATCATAAACGGTATTGTTTAGATCCTTCCATATAGGTAGTGTTAAAATTCTTGTCTGGACATTGAAGGATGCAGTGTCCACTGCTTTATGCTGTACTACAAGGTTTTCAGTAGCAAGTAGTTTAGCAAGATTTCCTTTTACTTCGTAGTGGGTCATAGAGCGATCCATTTGTATGTTCCCATTATACGAAGAAACCCCACGCTTGGTGGGGTTCAGTAGACACTTTATCAACTGTCTACGTCTTGCTCTCGCTTGACGCAATGCTTGTGGTTTAAGTTTTCTTTTGGCCTCCTTGCTGGAGTGATGCTGCCAGTTTGGAACTTTCATTGAGTACCTCCAGTGCTTTCAACAGTTCGGGAGTTTCTTGCCACTCCCACGTTTCTTCTCGACCCTTTTTATCTATCTTTTTAAATGTTTTGAGTGTCATACTGATAGATTCTCCAACGATACGGTATTAAGAATATCATCCACTTCCTGTATGTGTTCTATATCGAACACCATCTGACTGACGTGTTTAATAAGGAATGGACTTTCTGTTCTAGCAGCAAAAGAAAGTGCTTCTCGCATATGCTTCTGTGCTTCTGCTAGTTCTGTTTTAACTTGTTCTGAAATAGTTGATGTCATTTAAGACTCCGTAATAAGTGAATCGGGACCACCAGATTCTTTGATCTCAAGATGTGAGAAGTTTTGTGGTTTGGAGAACTGTAGTACCCGCATAAATTTGTCTGTTAAGTTATCACGGTGCGAGATAACAAACACGTTTGACTTATCGTTAAACGTTCTTAGGATGAATGATAACTCATCTGACCCCACTGTGTCAAGTGATCCATCAAAAATCTCATCTAGAATGAGTAAGTTTGTGTCAACACTATTCTTAAGTTTAGCAATAGAACGCCAAGTAAGCAAGAGAGAGATATCAATGCGAGCCTTTTCTCCCTCGCTGAAGTTTTCGTAAGAGAACTCATCTATGTACCTCGATTTTAATACTTCATTAAACTCTTCATCCAACGTGAAGTTACAAAAGAATTGTAATTTATTTAAGTACTGATTGATCAGTTTATTCATCACAGGCAGATACTTCTTAATAATTCTTGTTTTAATACCAGAATCTCTTAACAACAATCCTGCTGTCATATGAACATCCAATTCTTTTCTGGATTCCGTAAGTGACAAAGTGACAGATTTTAAATTTTCCTGCATCTCTTGCAGTTTCGCAGCTTCTACGGCTATAGAAGAGCCACTAGCTTCCAGATCTTTCTGTTGTGCAGTTAATGCTTTTATGGTACCGTTCTGAGTATGTGTGATTTGTATCTGCTTAGATATTTCACCACTCAGTTCACGTAACCTCTCTAGAGGTGGAATAACTTCAGTAAGACGAGCATCGATATCTTTAAACGCTCCGTTGATTTCATCGATTTTAGTATCGAGTTCGGATATCCTTTCACTTTTAAACTCCTCGCTAATGACTTGTTTACAGGTAGGGCAGGAATCTGTCTTGTGGTAGAAACCTTGTTCTTTCTCTAACTTCTTAAGTTTACTGGTTAGTTTTTGTGATAGTGTGCAAAGTTGACTCTTCTGTTTTTCTGGATCATTTAATTCTGCAATCTCATCATTGAGATCTGCTATCATTGTATTGGCCTCAGTTATCTTAGCGACACATTTGTTCTGTTCATCTAAGATATTCTCTAACTGTTGTTTCTTCTTATGTTCTAGTTGTGTTATAAACCCTTCTTGTAGGGAGATCTTCTCTCTAACGCTTTGGGCGTTTAGTTCGTGCAGCTGCACACTATCCCTTATATCTTTCAATCTTACTTTAAGGATCTCATTCATATTAGAGAAGACATTTATATCTAGGAGATCTTCTATGATTTCTCTACGTTGAGCACCAGGTAATCTCATAAATGGAACAAATGTTGATGATCCAAGTACGACTATCTGTGTGAATGATTTGTAATTAAGTTTTAATATTTGTTTCTCAAGTGTCTTCTGCTGATCTACGACTTTCGAGTCTTGATCAACCATCTTACCATTCTCCCAAATCTCAAAGAAGTTTGGTTTGATACCACGTTTAATATGATACTGTCTTTTACCTATCTGAAATTCTACTTCTACTACAGTACCTTTTTCATTTACACTATTAACAAGTTGTGATTTGCTGATCTTTCTAAATGGTTTTCCGAACAAGCCAAAAGTAAAGGCATCAAGGACAGTACTTTTACCTGCTCCATTGGTGCCAATAATTAGATTAGTTTTATGAGTTGTTATATCAATTTCAGTAAAGGTGTCACCTGTACTAAGAAGGTTTTTCCACCTTATCTTCTGAAATTGGATCATCGTCAATTAAAGGGATAACAAGTTCGTCTGGAGTAATGATACTATACTTACAATTAGTATGTTCGCAGGTAGCAATGACCTGACGGTCTTCAACCTCCGTCACAGACATAGGAGGAAAGGTCTCTTCTGCCTCTAGCATACTAGCATACCGCATCGCATCGTCTTTGTCAATAAAGAGATACAATACATTATTATTCCGTTCGTCACGGACAGCATAAGCACCCTCAGGCCCCATCCCTTCAATTGTGATGAGAAACATTACGCAACTTCACAACTTTCAATATATAGGGATTTCATCAATTTCTTAAGGTCGGTTTTATCTACATTAACCTCCACGTCATCAAGGTATTCATCCAGTAGTGACAAGGTATCTTTGACATCTATCTCATTTGCATCTGGGTCGTCAAACACCCCTACCTTTTCAATTACTTTTACGTCAAGAGCACCCTCATCATATAATGAATTCATCATCTGCTCAAAACGAGCATAGTTTGTTTTCTGTTCTACAATTACTTTTATGTACTGTCCTTTATAATTCTTAGGATCTATCTCAGTATCATCGCTCCAATAGATCTTTGAGAATATCTCGTATGGGTTCTTCTGAAATTTTAATTCAAAGGTATCTGTTTCAAAGCTATGGAATCCACGAGGATCTCCATAGTCATTCCAATAAATCTGGTATGGATTACCTAAGTAAGTTACGTTACCCTTCGTGCTCTTATGATGGAAGTGGCCACTGAGTACGAGATCAAAGTCTGCAAAAGTACCAGCGTCCATACCGTGTTCGTAGACGAAGCCAGGCCTAGCAAGATAGCCACTGAGCTCAAGATGACCCATTGCGACTTTGGAAGAACTATTTCGTATAGTCTTGAGAGATTGTTCATAATTTTCTGCACAGATCCAAGGTACAAATAGTATAGACGTTCCACCTATATTTACATCAGTTGCTTGATCATAACATACTATATTGTCATACTCCTGTAACAATAATGCTAAGGTGTTAAGATCGTTAGTGTTCTTATAATACGCTGTATGATTACCCACAAGGGTATGGACAGTAATACCCATATCCCTAAGGATATTAAAATAATTTTGCTTTGCCCACTGTAGAGTAACAAAATCAATGCTCTTTCTGTTATCAAAAGTATCTCCCAGATCTAGTAGGGTTGTGATTTTATTTTTCTTTAACCAAGGAAAGAATACGTTATCGTGAAACTCCTTGTAATAATCTAAGTATATCTGACTGCCTTTATGAGAACCGAAATGCTGATCGGTGATAATGGCAACTTTCATCGGGACATTCGGATTTCAATGTTTTCTTTGATGGAGTTCATATCCGAATCGGAGCTACCCATCCCTGTCATTGTACCATCATATGAGTCAGTGTGCAACACTTCGCTATATCCTGATCTCTCTATAAGTTTGGTACGTATCTCTAACTGCTTCTTCTCCTTCTGTATCTTACGTAGAAATGCGTAGTAAATTATTTGTGTGAAGTATGCAAAAGGATTCTTGGATTTCTCTGGATCAAAGTTGTCAACATACTGTAAGCAGTTCTCTATGCCATCACAGACCATATCCTCTCTGAACATATAGTTCACGAAGTTCGGTTTATACGACAAGTGAGTAGCTATCTTTAAGAAACACTCAGCGATGTAAGGGGTCAGTCGAGGTCGGGGTAGGTCATTCATTTTAGCAAAATGCACCTTCTCTCGATACGCTACTATGGCAGCCAAGAAGTCTTTATTGTTAACGTAATATTCGGTCTTGACCTTGGATCGCATTGCCATTTTATGTGTCCTTTTGTGTCGTTATTATAGCACACTGCCTTAGGGCTTGACAAGTACTCTTAATATACTTAGAATAACAGTGTCGCTGTTGAAGGGAAATCTATGTCTTGTACATCCTCTCGAATGTGGCTCGAGCTTTATTGATAGACCCTAGACTACCCATATGTGGAGTTGGACGCACCCGATTCGGAATTGAATTTTTAAATACCATCTCGATATTCTCCTTATAGAATTCCCTGATGGGTGGATTAACCGTTTGCAACGTTATTATATTAGCACGATCTAAGATAAATGTCTCGTCTTGTGACATACAAGACTTCATCCATAGATCCAGTTTGAATCCTTTAATGACAGTACTGTTTTCAGAAGCATTTGCTTCTAGCACTTGCATTGGATTGTGAAGCATTATTACAGACTGATCCTCTGGTGGATATGTAATCCCTGCAATAAGCTCATCCCCCGTCGTCAATTTTACTGACGCAATAAAATCAAAGGGTTCTCCTTCAGGTGTGAAATCGATTTTTAATTGTTCATCTTCCATAAATTAAAATTTAGATTGTACTTTAATAATTTCATAATCGAACTTCTCCTGTTGATAGATTTTTAATCTCTCTTCAAAATGTTTAAATGTGAAATTCTTCCACTCTCCTCTAGAGATGTTATCGCTTATATCGTAGAGTGTGGCTACGGTTTTGGTAGATTCTTTTCTGAGAACTCTTCCAATTGATTGAAGGTTTCTAATGCGGGATTTACTGGGGCTTGCGAACACGATATTGTGAAGACGCTTAATATTGATACCAGTACTAAAAGTCCCATAGGACGCAACGATGATGGCATTTTCTTCTAGCTCCGTGATTTGTCGTACTTCTTCACGGTCTTCTACGTCAACGCCTCCGTGCACAAAGAAGACTTTCCGATTATTTACACTAGTATTTATCAAATTGTAAAGAGGTTCTCCGTGTCTCTCCACGTAATTAAAGAGCACTAGAGTGTTTCCACTCAAATCTTTAACCAAATTTTTTATTAGATTGTTCCTTTTCTCGTGTGTAATAAGGTAATCTATCTCATCTTGATAACTATCGAACGTACCCCACTCGTGTTTAAGCACTAAACACTTTACTTTCAAAGGTGTAAGATACCCTTGTTGCATCAACTCTTTTGTTTTAACTAACTGTTCGCACGGACCAAACAACCCTTCAAGTATCCACTTATGCGTCAGACATCCATCCAATGTACCAGTAAAACCAACACGGTATTTACAGGAATGGAGCTTAGTCATAATCTTAGTCAATGACTTAGACTTAAACAAGTGAGCTTCATCACCTAATACTACATCAAATTTTTCAAAGTACTTCCTAGGTTCCTTGTATATACTCTGCCACGTAGTTATAGTACAGTTTGCTTTGACATACTTATCAGCTCCAGCATATATTTTATGACAATGTTTATCGACATCCCAACCATATTCTACAAAGTCCTGATACATCTGTTCCACAAGAGATGTAGTGGGAACTACTAGTAATACCTTTCTACCTTCAGCTACGTGGTATCTTGTGATCGCATACACCATCAAACTTTTTCCAGAACCCGTAGGAGAAAGTAATAGTTTACGATTGTACCTAAGTGCCTGAGTGACACCTTCTATTTGATATATTCTGGGTTCTATATTTTCAAAATTACTCTTCTTGAGTATTCCTTTCATAAAAGCACGCACACCTGACGCACTTACATTTGGATTAATTTCATAGGGTAAACCAAAATGTTCATTATCCTCAAACCGAAGATTATATTTCATAGTAGCACACCAGTTTTGGATGTGTTCTACTAACCCACCATAGATCTCACCATTACCAGGAGAGTATAGACGGATCTTACCATCCCATACTTTGTTCCTATACAGTGGCATAAACTTTGCCTCAGGAACATCGAAAGTAAAATACTCCGATAGTTCTCTATGCACGTGTTCTTCTGCCTTGACTACGTTGTAGACTTCGTTCTTTTTTTGTAGGATAATATCAGCCACTTCTGAACTTCTCCCATTCTATAGCATTTTTAATTTGATACTGACGAGCAGATATCTGTTTCAATACTGATTCCAAAAAGAATAGAATCATTTCAAAGTATTTAATCTTTGCCTTGATCTTTGCCAGATCCTCATCGGCATCGAGAAACATCTCCACTTCATCTTTAGTGGTTAGTTTCAGATCAAAAGGAATTTCTTTGTAAGCAGAGGCAGGTGCCTTCTTCTTATAGTACATCCATTTTTCTTTACGCTTGAACTTTAATTCAAACTCTTTGTCGATTAAACGACTCTTCCAGTCAACGTACATATCAAGGTACTTGGAGTGGAGATAAGGAGTTTCGTTACAAGCCTTTAAAAAATCTGGATAACCATCATTACCATCTAGGATAGTGGAATCGTGTTTCCACTGTTCCTTCAATTCATCAAGGGACATACTTTAGATTTTCATTAGTCAAGAATTCATAGAACGAATACTTAAAAGTACACGTTGCTTGAAAGAATTCCACGTCAGTATTAGTAACACTAAAAGGTAGTGTCGTTAAAGAGACAGGGAATACATCATTAAAGTTAACATAGAAATTAGTATTTAACTGGTTAGTTAATACAAATAACTGTGCTGTAGCGAAGTTTACTTCTTTATTTGAATCAGGTTCGTATGCTGTAGTGGTATCGTTAATCCAATTCCATAACTTAATATAATTTTTAATGTCTTCGTCTACTAGAAAGGTGACTACTAAATCACCAAACTGAGTTCCACCAGAAGCAGGTATAGGTAACCTTCTTCTAGGAGTTGACACTTCATTTATAATAGCTGAGATATCAGGTATCGCTGCTTGTTGGCAGAGAAAATCTGTCTCAGGAAAAAGATCTAACTCCAGTTTAAAACCAACTGGTGAAAGAAAATTTCTATTAGATAACTGTTGACTAACCCATTGGGCTGGCATTACAAAACCAGATCGCTACAATAGTATTTAGTCCTGATATAATACCCAGTTTTCCGCAAAGTTTTCTGCATCTGCTAAACCATCGAAGTAGCTAGTATGAGTAGAACTAACCCCCTCAAAAAAATCTTTCGTACGTAGGACTCTTCTATCGTATCCCACGCAAATTGCTCCGAATCGTTTTCCATCTTTTACCACCGTGGCAGAACGCTTGTCGTCGTTGGAATAGTAGTGTGAAGTTTCTTTCATATTTATATTATACCATAAAAAAAGAGACTCGCAAGGAGTCTCTTTTGATGTATTGTGATAACAGATCACATAAGGTTGCGAACAAGTACACGTCTGTAGTACTGGTTGCGTCCAGTTCCTGTATTGGAAAGAACGTCTTCGCCAACTGTTGAACCATCTGCCTTGAAGACGAATGGGTTAGCAACGATTCCGTATCTTGTCTTAAATCCAATTTTAGGTTGGAAGGATCCTTGATCCACTGCACGAACCATCTGTAGGGGTACATATGGGCAGTAGAACATTCCTGCATCATAAGGAGATGAACCCTTATAACCAGCAACATAGAAGTGGTCGTTAGCCAAGTTCGCTGAATATGGATCAACGTAAACTTTAACTCCACCGTTAAGTGTTCCAACGAATGTATTACCTGTATCATCAGGTAGACCATTTGTTGATAGAGCAGGTGTGTAATCTAGAACACCAGCCATATTAAGTGCAGAAGCAACGTCAGCAGAACAAAGGATGAAGTTGCCCTTTCCTCTACGAGTTTGCTGTGCGATTGCGTTAGCATCACGCTCGATTTGATAAATCAAACCTTTGAATTTCTCAACGGACCAACGACCATTACTGTCGGTGTCTAGGTTGAAGATTCCAGCGTTTGCAACGTTGTTTTGTGCTCCGACTTTTGCCTGTAGATAAACAGTTCTGATAACTTCACGGTTAATTTCAGCAAGTATCTCAGAAGAGAGAATGTTTGCTAATTCCGTTTCAGCATCAAGACCGTGAATGGCTTTCAAGTCCTGAGCAAGTTCTAAGGTGTACTCTGCTTT